GAATATTTCGGCAGCATCCCGACAGCCAGTCCGCAGCGCCGGTAGGTGATCAGCAGAGGACAACGGCGGCAGCCGATCTGTTCCTCACAAGATCATGCCGGGCCTTCGAGGAAATATAACACCCTCAACGGAAATACCTCGACCGCGTGCTCCAGGGCGGCGTCGGGCCCGGCAGTAGTTACTCAGACGAACCCTGGTTCCCCACGACGGAACATAGGAGTCCATATTGTTTAATTCTCCCCTGAAACAGCTTCGCAAGTCTCTGTGGCTGACCGAAGTCCCCGACAACATCTCCGTCCCCACGATCGGCGATGAACCTGCCAGCGTCATCCCCACCGAGAAGGCCACGGTCGACGAGATCGCGTTCGCCGAACTTGCCCTGAGCCGGGAAATCTCGGCGCTGAGCCGGGTCAGCTCTTCTCTCGCTGAGATCGTCAAGCTCGCCCGCAAGCAGGGTGCCCGCGGTGTCGACAACGCTGTGACGGCGGCCGCGCGTGAACTGGGAGAGCGCAAATGACCGCGCCCTTCAACGCCCAGCCTCTGCAGATCATCACCGCCGATCAGCGCATGAAGGAGCGCCGCGGCATCAAGGGCGTACTGACCGGCATCTCCGGCATCGGCAAGACCTCTCAGCTCTGGACCCTGAACCCGCAGACCACGCTGTTCCTGAACCTGGAGGCCGGTGAACTGGCCGTCCAGGGCTGGCCCGGCGACGAGATCCGCATCCGCGACTGGGAACGGGCCCGGGATCTGGCCTGCTGGATCGGCGGCGCCAATCCGGCGATGCGCGACGACCAGAGCTACAGCCGCTCGGACTATGCGCGGGTCTGCAACACCTTCGGCCCGCCGACCCTGCTCGACAAGTACGAGACCATCTTCGTGGACTCGATCACGGTGGCTTCGCGTCTTTGCCTGCAGTGGTCAAAGGGCCAGCCGCAGGCGATGTCCGACCGCAGCGGCAAGACCGACATGCGCGGCGCTTACGGCCTGCTCGGTCAGGAAATGATCGGCTGGCTGACCCACCTGCAGCACACGCCGGACAAGAATGTCTGGCTCGTCGGTCTGCTCGACAAGCGGCTGGACGACTTCAACCGGCCGTTCTTCTCGCTGCAGATCGAGGGCGCCAAGACCGGCCTCGAGCTGCCCGGGATCGTCGATGAAATCCTGACGCTGGCCGACATCCGGCCTGCCGAGGGCGCCCCGTATCGGGCGTTCGTCTGCACGACCCTCAATGAGTTCGGCTTCCCCGCCAAGGACCGGTCCGGCCGCCTGGCCCCCGTCGAGCCGGCCCATCTGGGCCGCCTGATGGAAAAAATCCGCGGCCCACTCGCCGACAGCACGGTCTCCCGCCTGAATTTCGAACTGCCCGAGGCAGTCCCCACCACGCCGAATACCGGAGCCTAAACCGATGACCAATATCGACTTCAACACAGCCGACACGCAGGACTCTGCCTTCGCGCTCATCCCGGCCAACACGCTGGCCAAGGTCTATCTGACGATCCGTCCCGGCGGGGCGGGCCCCGAAGGGTGGCTGACCCAGAGCAAGACCAGCGAGGCCCTCTATCTCAACACCGAGGCGGTGATTGAGGACGGGCCCCATGCCCGCCGCCGTATCTACACCCGCATCGGCTTTCGCGGCCGCAATGGCAGCGACGGCGGTGAGGACACCTATGCCAACCGCGGCCGGGCTCTGATCCGGGGCATCCTGGAATCCGCCCGCGGTGTCCGGGCCGACGACACTTCCGACCGTGCCCGCTCGGCCCGCACCATCAACAGTCTGGGTGAACTCAGCGGCCTGACCGTGGCCGTGAAGCTGGGCGTCGACCGGGACCGCAACAATCCCCAGGACGAAGGCCGCAACGTCATTCTGGCGGCCATCGGCCCCCAGCATCCCGACTATGCACGGCTCATGGGCGCTGCGCCGGGTGCCGCATTCACGCCGACGGCTGCGCCCCAGGCTGCCGCTTCCCCCCAGTCTCCCTCGAACGGCAGCGCGCCGTTCTGGGCCCAGTAAGGGAGCGGTTCGATGATCCCCAGAGATTATCAGCAGGAGGCGGTGAAGGCCGCCCGGTCCAGGACGGCTGCCCATGGCAACACCATCCTGATGCTGCCCACCGGCGCGGGCAAAACGGCCGTGGCCGGGTTCTATATCGGCGAGGAGGCGCAGGCGCAGCGGAACACCCGCACGCTGGTCCTTCAGCATACCGACGAGCTGATCGAGCAGAACCTCGCCTCGATCGGCGCCATCACTGGGTTGTCGACCTCCGTGGTCAAAGCCTCCCGGGATGACTGGTCTGGCCGCATCGTCTTTGGCAGCGTCCAGACCCTTGCCCGGGCCAACCGTCGCCAGGCCCTAGGCCAGGTCTCCCACGTCATCATCGACGAGTGCCACCGGGCGGCGGCCGACAGCTATCAGAACATCATCGCCGATATCCGCGCGATCAACCCGGCGGTCAAACTGCTGGGACTGTCGGCCACCCCAAGCCGGGGTGACGGGCGCTCCCTGCGCAAGGTGTTCACCAACGTCGGCTACCAGCTGAAGATCGGGACCCTGATCGCCCGCGGCATGCTGGTTCCGCCGCGGACCTTCACCATCGGTCTGGGCATCGACGATGAACTGGCTGGCCTCGATGCCACCGCCGGCGACTTCGACATGCGCCAGGCCGACAAGGTGCTGAACCGGTCCGTCCTGAACGAGGCCGTGGTCGCCCACTGGAAGGAGCGGGCCGGCGATCGGCGCACGATCTTCTTCTGTTCGACCATCGCCCACGCTGAGGCGGTCGCCGCATCCTTCATGGCCGCCGACGTCACCGCTGCCGTGGTCAGCGGCGATATGCCCGCCGACCTCCGGGCCGACGTCATCGCCCGGTTCGACCGCGGCGACATTCAGCTGCTGGTCAACTGCATGGTGCTGACCGAGGGCTTCGACAGCCAGCCGGTTGGCTGCATCGGCATCCTGCGACCCATGCTCCACAAGAGCACCTTCATCCAAGCTATCGGGCGCGGTCTGCGCAAGGTCGATCCGGAACGCTACCCCGGCATCATCAAGACCGATTGCATCGTGCTCGACTTCGCCGGGGCGGCGCTGCGCCATGGCAGCCTCGAACAGGAAATCAGCCTCGATAACGACGATCCGGAGCCGGGTCAGGCTCCCTACAAGTGCTGTCCTTCCTGCGAGGCGGAGGTGCCCATAGGCGCCAGTGAATGCCCGATCTGCGGCTTCGGTTTCGAACGCCGGTCCAGCGCCAAGCGGGTGCTGACCGACTTCGACCTGATGGAAATCGACCTGCTGAACCAGTCGCCGTTCAAGTGGTGCGATCTGCACGGCGACGGCACATCGCTCATGGCCAGCGGATTTGATGCCTGGGCAGGCGTATTCAGCGACGGCACGCTCTGGCATGCGCTGGGGCGGCCCAAGCTCAAAGCGACGCGGGTCCTGGCGATAGGCACCCGGGTTCAGGCCCTGGCCGCAGCAGACGACTTCCTGCGGTCGACGGAGAGCAGCCAGGCCGCTGCCAAGAGCCGCGGCTGGATCAACGAGCCCGCCAGCACCAAGCAGATGACCAAGCTGGCCGAAGCCGGCATCGGCGTCTCCGCGCTGGATTTTGGCTTCTCCAAGTACGACGCCAACTGCCGTCTCAATTTCCACTGGAACCGCGGTGCCATTGAGCGGCTGGTGAACGCTATGCAGACGAGGATGGCAGCATGAGCCGGAGAAGCGGTATTGCGCCGGAACTGATTTCTACTGACGAGCGGCTGTCCGAGTTGGGTCGGATACTGGCGAGCGGCGTTCTGCGGATGCGCCAACAGTCCAGCAGTTTTTCTGACAGTGAAGGAGATAGTTCACTCGCATTCCTGCCCACCAAGAGCGGTGGTGTCCACCGGGCAGAGGCCCGAGTTGGAGGACAGTAATGCAAACAGAACGCGTAAGATCGGCAGCGCGACCCGAAGGTCAGCTACTGGGGCGGCTCGCCGCCATGAAGGCCATGTCGGTGGTTGAACTGAAGGCGGAGTGGCAGAGCCTTATCGGCACGCCAGCGCCGAATAACAGCCGGCAGTTTCTGGAACATCGGCTCGCCTACAGGATTCAGGAGCTGGCCCTCGGTGGGCTCGGCGGGCCAGCGGCCAAGCTGCTCGACGCCCTGGCCGATGAGGTCGAGGGCAAGAAGGTCCGGCGCACGGTGATAAGCGATCCCCGCAACCCGGTCATCGGCACCCGGCTGGTGCGCGAATGGGATGGGGCGGAGCACGTGATCACCGTGCTCAAGAACGGGTTCGACTGGCAGGGACGCCGCTACAAGTCCCTGTCGTCCATCGCCCGGGACATCACCGGCACCCGCTGGAACGGCTACCGCTTCTTTGGCTTGCGCGACATCAAGAGGGGCGAGCGACCATGACCGTCAACACCCCGATGCGCCGCCTGCGCTGCGCGGTCTACACCCGCAAGAGCTCCGAGGAGGGGCTCGACATGGAGTTCAACAGCCTCGACGCCCAGCGCGAGGCCTGCGAGGCTTATATCACCAGCCAGAAGGCCGAGGGTTGGGTCCCGGTCCGCGACCGCTACGATGACGGCGGCTTCTCGGGCGGCACCCTTGAACGGCCGGGCCTGAAGAACCTGCTGGCAGACATTGAGGCCGGGTTGGTCGACGTGATCGTGGTCTACAAGATCGACCGCCTGTCACGCTCGCTGATGGACTTCTCGCGGCTGGTCGAGGTGTTCGACAAGCATGGGGTGACCTTCGTCTCCATCACCCAGTCGTTCAACACCACCACCTCGATGGGTCGGCTGACGCTGAACATCCTGCTGTCCTTCGCCCAGTTCGAGCGTGAGGTCACCGGCGAACGCATCCGGGACAAGATCGCAGCGTCGCGGCGCAAGGGCATGTGGATGGGCGGCTTCGTGCCGATGGGCTACGACGTCGTGGGCCGCAAGCTGATCATCAATGAGACCGAGGCTCACGCCATCCGCGGGATGTTCGAACGGTTCGTCGAGCTGGGATCGGCTACGCTGCTGACCCGGGAACTGGTCGCCGCAGGTGCCCTGAACAAGCGCGGCAAGGCCATCGACAAGGGCTTCCTCTACAAGGCGCTGAACAACCGGGTGTACCTCGGCGAGGCCGTCCACAAGGGCACCAGCTATCCCGGCGAGCATCAGGCCATCATCGACCAGGTGCTCTGGGACAAGGTCAGGTCGGTGCTGGCGCAAAGCCCGCGCACCCGGGCAGGAAACACCAGGGCCAAGACGCCCGCGCTGTTGAAGGGTCTGATATTCACGGAAAAGGGCATCGCCATGACGCCGACCGTGTCGAAGAAGGGCAGCCGCCTCTATCGCTACTACACCTCGATGGACGCGATCCGGAACCGGGCGGGTGAGAACACCGAAACCTTCGTTCGGCTGCCGGCGGGAATGGTGGAGACCGCGGTCGTCCAGCAGATCCGGACCCTTCTGCTGACGCCTGAGGTCACGGCCCGGGCGATCGAGGCGGCGCAGCGCGAATGCCCCGAGATAGAACAGCCCGATGTGGTGGCGGCCCTGACGGGCTTTGACGCCTTGTGGGAGTCCCTGTTCCCGGCTGAGCAGGCGCGCATCGCACGCTTGCTGGTCGAGCGCGTCACGGTCGGCAGCGACGGCATGGCCGTCGATCTGCGCACCGAGGGGCTTGGGTCGGTGGTCAGGGAGATGGTGACGCCACGCCGGGAGATGGCGGCATGAGCGTCGCGCCTACCACCATCAGGGTCATCATCCCGCTGGCCATCCGCAAGCGTAACGGCCGACCCAAGATCATGCCGCCGTCAAATCCGGTGGAGGCCAATGAGGCCGATGTGGAGGCCCACGTGCTGCGCGCCGTCGCGAAGGCATGGAGCTGGCGGCGCAAGCTGGAGGCCGGAAAGGCCAGTACCAATTTCGACCTGGCCCACGCCGAAGATGTCTCCGACCGCTACATCGGCCGGATGATCAAGCTGGCCTATCTGGCCCCGGCTGTTCTCGAGAAACTGCTGCTACAGCGATGCCCACTGGCGGTGTCGCTCAAGGACCTGACGGTCATTGCCGACCTGCCGTGGGCAGAGCAGGTTGCTGCCGCCTTCGGCTCTTCAGAAGCCTAAATACCGCCTTGCAGGCTAGCGTTTGCGGTCCATACGGACAGGCCAGGTGCGCCCAGAATTGCGCGCCAACACCTCCACCTCGGGTTCTCTAACTGCACATTCGAAGGAGTTTTTCCGACGAACTGCCGAGCCAGCTTATCGGCCAAATGCCTGTAAAACTTAGCTATTTGAAATCCGAACGACCGGCGGTGAGGTTCGGGTGATCAGAGACAAATTGCGTTCAGAGACAGCTTTGACCGCGTCCGCCAGTCTCCGGGGTTCGGACGGCATCGGAAAAATGGCGCGATTACTGGGGGCTTTGCGCCCCTGCGGTCGCCCGATTGCGGGTTCGCGGCAGGGGACTGGCGGAGAGGGAGGGATTCGAACCCTCGATACCCTCACGGGTATGCCGCATTTCGAGTGCGGTGCATTCGACCACTCTGCCACCTCTCCCAAGGTCCTAGTGCCGCGCTTGGCGCGATCAGAGGGA